ATCGCCCTTGTTGATGGTGATTTTTTTGCTTTTCATATTTTTTGAATTAAGTGTGACGCGGCTAACTCCGCTTCGCCGCCAATCGCTCCGAGATGTCGCACAGTCGTCGAAGCCTCAGTTAGCCTCGATTAAATAAGCCGCTTTTCTCCATCGCTAATGAGCCGGTACGCCTCCTCAAAAACGCGCTTAGGCGACCACGACAAATAATTATCGGGGTATTCCACCAAATACCCGTCTGCATTTTCTTCATTTGGGTCTGGCGTTCCGCCTTTCATTCGGGTGAAATCATCCTTTGTCATCGGTCTGGCTTTAATAATTTTAGCCCCAATGTAGGATTTGAAAAAATCAGTGGCCGCTGCTGGTCCGTGTGCGGGTTGGCTGTAATCGCCGTCAAGAATTGTGTCTAACATTTTTTTAATTATGTATATGTTATGCGGGCGGCTAACCCCGCGTTGCCGTAAAAGCATCCTAAGCGTCGCCATTCGGCAACGCACCAGTTATGCGGCTTGATTGTAACTTAAAGTCCTTCCACTCTCGGATTATTTGGTTTACTGTTTTTTTGCCTTGCCTATAATCCAAAAGGGCAACAATGCCCCATGCTAGGGGAGCTTCTTTTAAGACGGTTTTTAATTTCTCTGGCATAAAAGTTTAAGTTTAAAAGATCGGTTCAATCCCGAGCCGTTCAAGGGTGGCCAGCAAGTCGGCCTCAAAGTGGAGTACCATCTTTTTTAGTGCCTCAAGTTCTTTCCCCTCCCTCTTATACTCGCACAGGAAAAACGCCAAGTGCTCGTTTTTCCCGCCGACTAAACGTGGGTCAAAACTTACAAAATCAATATCCAAATCAGTTAAAAGGGCCTGTCCGCGCACTTGCGCAATATGATCCCTTGGAACTATTCCGTTTACAACCGTGCGCATGTGTACGGCAGGGTTAAAGGGGCATTTAATTTCAAGCCCTTTTTCCCCGATTCCGTCCGGCGTTCCGCCGACCAACTTGCCCCATGTGGCCTTAATGAATGGGTTGGCCTGAACCGCTTTGCCCGTGCGGCGCTCATATTCAGCGCGGGCGGCGGGTTCATGTTGGTGCCCCCAGTCCGTTGCCGCGCTGCCATGAAATTCGCTAATATCCTTTCCAGCCGCATGTTGCGCCACAAGGTTAAACATAAGCGACATAGCGCCAACCGTCCAACTTTTCCCGTCTTTTCCGTATCCAATTTGGTCAAAACAGGAAACGGTTATTTTCCCAAGCCTTGCCGGGTCAAGGGCGGGGCGGGCGGGGGCCGCCAAATCCACGGGAACAACCGCATCAGACTTTAGCGCGGGCAGGCTGCCAAAGATGGAGAGGTCTTGCCCCTCCATCATTTTGGCGATCTCTCTCATGTCAATGCGGCCTCTCATCCCTCTACGCGGTTGACAATGAACTGTTGTTGGTTGTTCCCCTTGCTATTGCGCTTCAACCCGGTAAAGGTGATTTGCAGGCCCTGCTTAATCGGGAAGTCCTGGTCCCAGCAGCATTTTACAAGTGAAAACGCTTGGTTGACATACATTTGCTTTGTTTCCGGGTCGTACAACCTCACCGCCGGTGTAAGTTGCTGAATGCCGTCGGCATCAACAATTGGCTCTTTGGTCTTGAAATCCAACGCCGGGCGCAGGGTCATCCCCGCATAACGCACCAAAATAGGCTTGTTTTGCAGGTCGTCAAATGATAGATACTGCTCGATCAAGTTGGCATCCGATACCTTTTTCCCTTGCAGCGTTTCAGATATGCCATTAAAGTCAATGTCCCCAAAATCATCGGGGGTAAACATTTCATGCGCCCCGCCCATCTTTACAAAAGGCTGGTAAACTGGTGCGTCAATTTGCTTTACGGCAGCCAGCGCCCCGGCTTCGTGCGGCACCATGGCCGCTTGTTCTGCTACTTTCATGTTGAAAAGTGTGATATTAGTAAATGAATTTCACCGCGTTTGTCGGCACCTCGATAAATGTGCCGTCTGGCTTTTCGATTACGGCAACGGGCTTTTTGGGGTTATTTTTTTAGCCGTCGCCGGAGCCGTCGCCGGAGCCGTCGCCGTCGCCGTAGCCGGAGCCGTCGCCGTAGCCGTCGCCGTCGCCGTCGCCGTAGCCGGAGCCGTCGCCGTAGCCGTCGCCGTAGCCGTCGCCGTCGCCGTAGCCGTAGCCGTAGCCGGAGCCGGAGCCAGAGCCATCGCCGGAGCCAGAGCCAGAGCCTTCATGCCTTACACTTTCCATACTGGCTGGTTTTCAAGGTTAAGGGTTGCCACTTTGTTAAGCGGCATTGTTTCTATCACATTCACCACCTCAATAAGGGGTAGGGGCATACATACCCGCCCAGTTTTTATGCCCTCTTGCGCGACTTGTGACAGGGAGGCCGCGCCCTCCCAATAGTGGATTCGGCGTGAGTTCGACAGAACCACTGCCTTCCCGGCAGGGGTGAAATCCTCGGACTCAAGGGTTCCGAAGTGTACTCCGCTCGCATAAGAGCGGATAAGTACTTTTTGGCCAACAAAACTCATGTTGAAAAATTTTGCGGGGCATTGCCCCTTTTTAAATGGATAGATTGGTTTTTGGGGCTTACCTATCAGTTAAGAATATCTTTTGCCGCATAAATGGCATTAAATGTCAGTTGCCTTTGCCAGCAGCCATTTGATGGCGACCATTTAAACGCCTTCGCTTTTAGGGTTGAAATAGTCCTTGCGTCGGGTTTCCCCGGGAAAAATATTTGCAACCTGTCGGCTTCCCTGTTTTGCACTACTCTTACCCCGTCCGGCCTTTCTGTTTCTACGGTTGCAGATTCTTGCTTTGCCTTTTCTTTTGCTTCCAATTCGGCCAACCGTACTTTCAACCTTTGGATGTTTGCCAAGTTGTTTGTGAGCAGGTAGGATGCAAAGCCGATGCGATTGAGCCAATCCGGCCTAAGTAGTTCAGTAGCGGCTTTTTCAGTTATCCCTATGTTTATGAGGTCGGCGATTTTGGTAGAATTGCTTCGCTTTTTGTCACGTATGATTTTGTTTGCGGCAACCATCAGCACCTGCGTTTTTTCCGTGTCTTCCAACTTAGCCCGAATTTCGACGATTGGATCGGTTGCAGCTTTTTTGGCGGCCCTTGCTGCCCTGGCTAAGGCCGAAAAATACCGTTCTCTAAACTGCATAAATTCAGAATGCCGGGCTTCCTCTGTTCGATTGGCTTTTTGCGCCCGTCTTACGGGGAAGTTTGACGGGCCGGCAATCATGGTCGAAATACAGTTACATTTTGCCCGCATCCAAGCGGTAAAAAGATCAATGTATTTAGACTTGTAGGCTTCCTGCCTCCCCTCGGGTAATTTTGCCAAGTCTTCGGCAAGCATGTTGCTATAAGATTCGACATAGTATTTTCCCCGCGCTTCGGGGCTGTGTGACGTGCCATAGTGGGCGCGTGTGCATAATTCGAGAAGGTTTTGCAAAAGCATCGGATTCGATTTAGAAAGATGAAAAACGAAAGGCTTTTCGGGGCTACATATCAGCAGTACGCCTTTTCCTCCGTGGCGTACCGGGACAGTTGATAGTCCTCATACGCCGCAGCGTCTGTGGCGGCTTGCAGTTCTAAGTACGCGGACCAAATTTGTTCTGTATAATATTTACGGACTTGGTCAGTAACGACCAGCCCATTCCAAGTGGCGGTCACGATCTGAAAAAAATCTTCGTCTTGGTCGCCGCCGTAAACAATGTCTTCGCCCTCGAAGAACCACGCGGTTACAAGAACCGGGACACATGCGCCTGCCTCATCTATGCAGGCGTTTATTTCTACGGTGGATTTTGTTGCGCTCATGCTGTTTGACTGTTTAATCGTGAATTGTGACACAAAGATACTATCATTGTATTTCAAAAGTCAAGTTTTTTGCAAAGTATTTTTTTATTTTTTTAATTGCGAATTGTAAGTAGTTGTATTACAATGTATTATAAAAGTGTAGGCCGGAGCGTGGTTATTACGATAAAAAATATTTGAAAATATTTCGGAAAATGCTTGACTTTTGAGTTTCAACACCACTATCTTTGCGTCACAATTCAATTAGATATATGGCTAAACATTCTTTTTCAATAAGGCTTGAGCCGGACTATGTTCGGGTACTTGAAGCCGCCGCCGCCGCCCGTGCTGAAAAACTGGGCCTTAGCGGATACAGCGCAAGCGTGGGCGCATTTGTCCGTGCTGCCTTACCGCTGGGCGTGGCGGTACAATCAATGAGCGACGGTATTCCCGTCCCGGTGGAACAACAGGCTGCCGTTTTTACAAGCCCATTTTTGCGCGGCGCTGCCAAGGCTGCGCACGCTATATTTGAAAACCCGGCGGTCGTGCAGGCCGGGACAAACCCAAATTGATAAATGAAATTTGGCACAATTATCTACGATGTCCGGGACAAATTAGACATAAGTAACGGAGAATATTTGCTGCTGGATTGTGTTAGCAAACTTCAATCTGCCCCAAATTCAAACGGGCGCTGCCGGGCTGCGGCTTCATATCTTGCATATGTTGCAGGAGTTACGACCCGCCGCGTTTTCCCGATGATGGACAGGTTAAAAGAAAAGGGGCTTTTAATTGTACATCCAGACAACTCAAAAGAGGTTGCCTCGATCTTTTATGACATGGCAATTGCCGGAAATCTGGCCGCTTTTGAAGAAATTTTGGGTAAAAAAGAGGGGGTTGATACCCATGACGCTACGTCATACCCCATGACGCCACGTCATACCCCCCATGACGCGGCGTCATACCCCCCCATGACGCCACGTCACCCCCCCCATGACGTGGCGTCACACAGTAGTACTAATATAGTACAAGTTGGTAAAACTTTGATAAGACGTGAGTACACGCACGCGACCGAAAAAAAACAATTTTTTAAAAAACAGGAAAACGGGGAAGGGGAAAAGGCTCACTCAATAGTTTGTCTTTTTCGTGAAACGGAATACTTTAAGGGGGGCGCGGCGGGCCGGGCGGCTTTTGAGGCTGATTTAAAGGCGGCGGGGTGCCCGGACAGCCTCGATTTTGAATACTACTTTAACAGGATTTTGTCGTGGTCGGACGACAAGGCCGCAAAGTCAGCAAATTGGGGGGCTAAGGCTGCACAATTTGTAATCGGGGACAGGCAAAACGGAAAAATGATAACCAAGGCCGCGACGCATGAAGCGGCGGCACCAAAATACAAAATAAAGGAGACAAGATTTTAACATGGAAGAGACTGCACAACGCGCCGCCAAAACATTGGAAGATCTACGGCAAGCCTTTCTCAACTGGAAGGAAAGGCATCGCCCGGCCCCGGTGATGACCGTTGCCGAAACAGAGGCGCAACGACGGTATTTTGAGGCGGTACACAACCCCGCCGCAACGGTTTGGCCCGTCCCGGTTGACCTGTTTAAGGCGAACGTTTGGGGCTGGCTGCAAACGCAGGGCTTTACAGCCGAAAGCGTGGAGACTTCCAAGACCGCGCTAAACGCCTTGTGCGCCTACTTCTCAGGAAATGAAGGGGAATTATCGTTGGATAAGGGGATTTATTTGTACGGCGGCTGTGGAGTAGGCAAAACGACCATATTCCGCGCAATGCAAAAGGCTCGTTTGAAGTTCCGCCGCCCGCTGGCAATGACTAATTTACCTGTCTATTGCGCCGAAGTTTTGGAAGGGTCGGCGGAAACGCTCACAACGCTTGCAAGTAAGGAGCGGGTTTATGATGATGCAGGGGCAGAAAATGCCAAAATAATGCAGTTTGGCAACGCCCGGCACATATTCCCGGAACTAATAATGATCGGATACGAAAGGCTTAAGCGTGACGGCATTATGATGCACCTCACCACCAACCTTGCCCCGTCCGAGATAATTACCCGCACGGGAGTAGATGAGCGGGTGCGGTCACGGTTGAACGAAATGTTCAATATCGTTTTGCTGGACGGGGTTGATAATCGGGGTTAAGTTAGCTGTTTGATGTTTCAATAGGGGCCGGGTTTTACGGCTCGGCCCCCTCTAAAACGGTTTATTTTTGACAACACATACTTTGAGGCGTCGGCGGCGCGGGAATGTGCCGCCGACAATTTTTCAAAACAAACTTTAACGGGGCGAAGGCCCGCAAACTTGCAGGACATGACATACAGAGAAATCTTTGAGCAAGCAAAAGCCGACGGCCACGAGTGGGCCGAGGCTGCAATTATTAATACAGATGAGGAATTAATAGATGAAACCCCGACATTCACGAGCGATCTATGTGAGGTAATTGCCTGCGCATTTGTCTGGTTTGAAAGCCCAGAGGGGCAAAAATACTGGGAGGGTATTAGCAAGTCTCTCAAAGGTTAGGCCGGCCGGGACGGGGCGCGTTTAGCGCAATTTTTTGAGGTTCGATTCCTCACCCGGCGCTACAGATAGTAGAGTAAACGGATTTGTAGGCCTCTGCGAAAGAGCGGGGGCAATTTTAAAAAACAGTCACGCGTAGGCCCACCGGAAAAGGGCTTTTCTATTGCGGAGAGAGCGGGTTATACGGGTTCGATTCCCGTCGGTGTGAAGGCATAAGGAAAACCCCCGCCCAAAGCAGGTTCGATTCCTGCCGCGTGACCGGAAAAAAGGATTTGTTTGTTTGTCGCTGCCTTGGTAGCAATTACGAAGGGGCAAACCATGAAGGTTGATTCGGACGGCCCTTCGAAAAAGTTTGAGGGGCCGTTTTTTCTGAAACTTTAACCGCCCAATGGGCACATCTCAATATAACATGGCAGATATTGATGTCAGCATTAATTTTGAAACGGCCTCTGAAAAAACCATTGAACAGGAAACATTACGCGTCGAAATCACAGACGCAAAAGGAAACCCGCACACGGTACACGGATCGGTAAAGGTTAATTTCATCAAAAAAAACGGGCACCTTTCATTGCGCCCGGTTCCTTGGGAGGTTTTAGTTTGCCCCGGCTTTGCAAAAGCGGTTGAGGGGATGGCGAAAAAGGCTAATGAGATCATAACGGAGGCCCTGTTAGATTACCAAGACGAAAAAGACCATGCCAACGGGCAAATGACAATTCACGACATGCTAAAATAGTATGAGTACATACCAGAACGCCTCCGGTGAGGGGCCAATTATCACCGAAATTTTGCAGTTTTTGCAAGGAAACGGGGTTTTTGCGTGGCGCAACTACCACACCGGGCACTTTAACCGCCCTATGGCGGTGCAAAATATACGGGCTTGGGTTGTGGCGCGTAGAGCGGTGATAAGCAGAACCCCGGTGCCACAGATTGAGCAGGGGATACGGGATCAGATTGCTAAGTGCTTTCAGAAGGTAGCCGGAAGCCCGAAAGGGCAGCCGGATATTTTTGGGGTTGTAGATGGTAAGTTTTTGGCCGTGGAGGTCAAAGCCCCCGGCGATAAATTAAGCCCCGAGCAGGAAGCGTTTTTAGCCGCACTTCGGCGCTTTGGCGCAGAGGTTTATGTCGCAACGGACGCGTCAACATTCATTCACCAATTCTCCGCCCGTCGCGGGTGGGGGCAAAAAGCAAAAGTAGCATGACACCAGCACAGGCCCGAGAGGCACACGAATACCTTCTAATAACCCTTCCGCGAATCAAGGAAAACTATGTAAAAAACTACTCCGGTCGTATGTACGGCGGGGTGATGTCATTCCCAAATGCGGTATCGCGCCGCGAATACACCGCGCTCGAAAACCTGTCCAAAATCGCCGAAAGGCTCACGCCCGAATCCTTTGCCGCGCTGCTCAACGGGCAGGGGGTTTGGATTGAGGGGGAGCCTAAGCAAGAAAAAATACTTGGGTATAGCGTGCATGAAGCACAGGCGAGGGAGCGAGATAAGCAGGCGAAATTGGACTGGGAACTATTAGGATAACAATGCAACAACATGGCTATAATAACAAGTGCAGACGCCTATTTCGAGTGGGACTACAATTTTTTGTTAGACCACAGTTTTTTGTTGGGCAATGTTGAAGATAGCCTTAAAGAGCCACAACCGACACAACAACATGAAGAAGAAACAACGCCGCCCGCGTGACCTCCGGGCAAAACGGTGGACGCGGGAGAACCTGGAGTTTTTTTCGAGCAAATTACGCCTCGTTTCCACCGCCGCAATGAAAGTTACATTTAACGTTTACAACCCGAAATGATATGTCAAACACAATTTGGGATACCCTCACTGGACGCTATTACTCACAAAACCCTCGCAATGAGCACACACACAACGGGGCTGCAATTTGCGCAAAGGCGACGGCCCATTATAATGCGCTTAGCCCAGAACAGAAAGAACGCCGGGCCGAACACTCCCGGAAGCCAAACGCGAAAGAAGTCCCCCCGGCGGTTGCCTTCGCCGCCGCCGCAAAAGCCAGCGCAAACAACAACTAACACAAAGCCCCCCTCAAACGTTGCAGACGCCGCGAACGTTTACGCGTTGTTGGAGCGTTTGGGGGTGGCGCTAATCAAAATTATATAGGGACTATGATCAGACCGACAGCCATACCAGCCCCGACCTTTGAAAACCAAACGGGCCTATTCCGGTGCGAGCCTTGCAGCACAAATTTGGTTGCCCCTGTTCGGGAAAACGGCGCAATGCCTTGGCAGCGCACAAAGTTGCCGGACACGCCCTACCAGCTAAAGCCGCTGAAGGATAGCGCCCCGCCGCCAACGCCGGGCGGTTACATGGCGGAGATTGATGAACGGGTGAGGGGCAGCGCAGTACGGGACACCTCACCGCAAAACCGTGAGAGCAAAGTGTTGTGGGCGGGGGTAGTTTTGCTTTCTACTTTTTGCATATACTGTAAAGTTACAGACGGTGCGGTCATCCCAAAAACGGAACAAGAAAGCATTGCCGATTACCAGCGGAGAATGAGGGAGGAAAAGCGGGGCAATAATGAGGAACCCCGCCCAGCCGTCCGCATCCCTGAACTAAAGAACCGGACAAGGGAGGGCCAGCGACCATGACCGGAATATTGTTTTTCCTTGGCTATGTTGCTGCGTTCGTACTTGGATGGTTTTGCCATGCCCTTTTTGGGTTTGACGGGCCGCGACGTAATGAGCCTTGGGACGACTTAGAAATTTGAACAGCCCCCAAAAAGCCATGTTTTGTTTTACCTCCCTCGGCGCTTAGGTGCCGGGGGAATTTCATACCGATGTAAAATGACCTTAGAACAATTGCAACGCGGCAAGAAAATTTCCGATCAAATGGAAGAAATTGCGCACTGTATTGAGGCAATTGAGCGACATAAAAATGATGACTTGAAAGTTATTGTTACGGATTTTCTTAACGCTTGGAGAAACGTGGGCGGCGGGAAAATCAAAGACAAATGCGCTGTGGTTGCCTTTAACGCGATTTTAGAACATTTGCGGAACGAATTAACAGCCCTTCAAAACGAATTTAACGGCATCTAAAAATTCATTCATAACCAGTTTTTCGCCTCGCCCGTTGTAATTCTGGCGGGGCGGCTTTGTGTAACATGGAGGAACAAAAGCACAACCTAAAGCGGCTACTTGATAGCGACTTGCAAAACGCGGCGCTGGCCTATAACCTTGCGGTTTCTGTTGGCCTTGGCGACTGGTTTTTTGAGCAGTTTTGTCAAAATGAAAATGTTGCTGAGGCGAAAAGTTTTGTTTTGCGATCCTGTCAACTCTATGCCGTTTCAAAAAGCCCGGACGCACAGTTTTTGCGGAATTTTTGTATATCAAAATTCGATACCGACAGGAGTTACTTTATTGAGGTCTGTGTGTTGGCCGTGGACTACGTTGAGAAAATTTCCAAGGCTATTTCGGAAATACATGCTCTTGTAGGTGAATTTCACGAAAAGGGCGCGCAGTCTCGGTACCAAGAGTTGTATGACCTTTTAAAATTCCCGTCGGGCGGCATTGTATCAAAAGTTAGTGCGGAAGAGGGGGAGTTTATCATACCACAAAAGCCAAATATTCTCAACTCGCAAATTACCATGACTGTCACGGATGCTAAAGCACGCCGTTGGAATTTACATAGGGACA